TAGCCTAAGCAAATCAAAAGGAGTGAATGATTCACGACCTTTTTTAACATGACCTTTAGTCATTTCATGTTCAATTCCCCACTTACCTACATACTGATCCGCATAAGTCCCATCCTGAAGATCACAAGCAATAAATTTTTCATTTTCTTTAGGTCTCCGGATGCCAACAGATTTAAGACAATCTCTCCAGTGATCTGCCATAATTTCATGAATAGAATCAAAGTCTTTAATTGATAAATATTTATCAGAAAAAATTAAAATATGATGATGTGGATGCCAACCATTTTGACCATAAGTGACTTCATAATTAGTCACATGAAAACGCTTAGATAAAAGATTATCAAAGATATAACGACCCTTTCGATCACTAAAAAACTTTTTCATTGCTTGTTTTTGTTGTTCACGTAATACACATAAACGGTCATTAGCATTATGAGGATTTGTAAGAGTTATTAAATAAGTATATCCCTGTATTTTTTGTTCAGTGAATATAGGAGGGCCAATAAAATTCTTACCATGATCGACTGGAAAATAAAGAGTAATACCTTTTTTCCAACGCTCATTAATAGAAGCAAGTTCCATACGTCTTTTTTCAGTAATTTTTTTTGCACATACTGGACATATCCAAACAGATCCACAGCGAATAACATTACCAAAATGGGCTTTTTGAGTAGATTCATTCCAGCAAACAGCACGATTTTTAGACTTATCAATTTTGCGTTTTAAACAGTATTTAACACGAAATTTATGAGGAAGTAATTTAGAAGCCTGGTCCTGTAAAAGATAGTCAGACAAACGATTCTGATCAATTACGGAGTGAGATTTCGTAAGTATACCAAGGGCACGAAAATTAGATTTTATTTGACTTGGATTAGTTTGCATTTATAATAAGCCTATGTGTTTACCGTACACAGATTCAAAAAAACCCCGCCCGCCAAGTTGGGGTTTTTTTCTGTCCTAAAATTGTCTAACTATGTTGTCATGTTGTCAAGTTGTAAAAAGACGTAAGGTTATAATACGCTCTGAATTAAAAATACTCAATTTTAGAAATTAACGAATATAGGTAAAATAGATCCAAACACATAAAGACGGAAATCCAATAACTATCAACATAGTTTTTGCCCCATACCAAAATTCTTTCCAACTAAACATATATCCTCAGTTCGCGCCTACGGACGCTCTGTAATTATGATTTACAGTTTAAACGGGAGCTGTAATCAGGGAAAGAAGGTTTAATAATTTGAATTGCGTCAGTTCGCAGGCACTCCGCCTGCTCTGTAAATCAATCCAACATGCTTTTTCTAAAATCATTTGCTAACCAAAGTAGCCATAAAATAAAAAATGCAAGACAAAGAAAAAACCAAAAGTAAAACATATCAATCCTCACAACGATTTCTATTTTTTCGATTGCGAAGCCATTCGCGGAATACGAAAGCCATAATACTTAAGGCAATCATAGAGGTAATAAAAAGAAAGTAGCTTTCATTAGTCATCATAATGAATGTGCTCCTGTAATGGCTTGAGGTGGTTTTGTTCCTAATGGGATTGGTTCAGGTTTAACTTGTACATCTACTTGAGGAATCGTCTCAGGTTGTTGATTAGTCTGAATATGTTGTTCAGTAGCTGTAGGATTTTGTTTAACTTTTTCAATCTTTTGTTCCTGTTGGAAATAATTGAAAGGTCTATCACCGTCATCAATCAAGCGTTTGCATTCATTGCGTGTTACTTCAAGCTTTGTGCCCTGCTGTGTGTAAGCAATATATTTACCGTTGAACTTTGTACAGCCTGAGAAAACAGGTTTAGCAGTGACTTCATAGCTAATGGTCTGCAGAATTGATGAATCGTATGGATTACTTGGGTCATAAGAAACGGCAACAGCATTAGTGGAGGTCTTAGTATTAGATAGTTCATTGAACCATTTTACGCATTCAGGTTTTTCTACATTAACGCCCTTTCGGCATTCAACTGATGGATCGGTAATGCCTTGAACTGTTTGATTGGCATTTTCAGTTGGCTTGTTTTCTTTACTTTCTACTTGTTCTTTGTCACCACCACCAAAGAGACGACCCAAGAAACTAGTGTTATTACTAGTAAGGGTACTAATAAGCATAAAAAGTCCCAGTAAAGGGATAAGTAAAATTGCGAATAGTTTAAGAGGTACACGCAAGCGGACTGTGTTAGCTGTAGCTGACTCGTAGTACTTATACAGTTGCTTAGGATAGTTAAATCTAAAATCACGTTCAGCAGTAAGCTTATTGCCCAAGCTATTAGGCTTGTCTCTACAATTTGCCCAAACGTAAACGGTTGCGGATGGCGCTCCCCAGCCACGATGCAAGTGATAGTGTAAACCGACAACGGCACGATAATTAGGATGAACCAATGAAGGAAACTGAGTAATTCCATATATATCAAATGCTCTATGGCGATGAATTGTTAAATGCTTAACAATGTTTTCTTTGTCTTGTTTGTTGTCCGTTGAATACTCTGGGATCAACTGAATTTCATCATAGAAAATAATTGAACCGTCAGGACATTTACGCCAATCAATTTCGATTGGTCTAACGTTATCTACCTTTAAACCGTCGATATTTGCATGGATATGGCGATAGTCTTTTAATTGTTTTAAATCAAAATTGAGATCATCTTTTAGGTTTTTACAGATGGCATTGTAGAACTGAATATCTAGAAATATAGAATCAGGTAAAGTCTTTTCTTGGAAATAATCAAAGTAATTTTCTTTAAATAAAACAGTTTCTTCTTGTTTGGTGATTTTGCTGAAATAGGTATGCGAAAGAAAATAATCTTTTAAATCATTCTTTTCGATTAAAAGCTTATTGTCTGCATGGGCAGTTGCATTATAGATGAGCGCTAAATCATTTTGACGTTTTTGTTTAACGATGAGGGAAACGGCATAAAGTGTTTTGCCTGCACCTGGTGTACCAGTGATGAGATGTAGCATAAATATTACTCCGTTCGCTTATGCATCGCACCGCACCCGCGCGAGACGACGGGATGTCGGATGCGATTGCATCGCTACTGACGTTTTAAAACGAGTTTTGAAGAATTAAGGGTCAAACGAGTGACGATTGCACCAAGGATGATTGACATAGCCCAATCAAAACCTGATAGGTGTGCAAGGCTTAAAACATCCGATGAAACAGAATTAGTTGAATTACGTAGTGCATTGACGGCAGTTTCAAATGTGGTCATAAATATGGCATTTGAACCAAGCATCAACCCTGCACCTGATAAGATATTTTTTAATGATCCCTTTTGTAGGGATGTAAACATATCAACAAGTTTTGACCACATTTAGTCATCCTCCGTACGAATACCAGCCACGATAAGAACAGCAACGTATGAGGCAACAGCAATAACAACAGGCTTAATAAATTCAGCAATTTCACATAATGGCTCGTATGAAAGCTCTATAGTTTCATTTATGCCTGCAAAGCGGATTTGAACGTCTTTAGTAGCAGGACAAGAACCACCAAATGAAATGTCTGTGTCTACATTTTGATTTTCGACTTCGGGTATTTCTAATTCAGTATCGGATGCTTCAGGTGCTGTTTCAGCATATTCTGCAGCTACATCAGAAATGGCTTGCTGTACTTTATCTGCCATGACACAGAGTGTTGGTGCCCATGAACAGAAAACAGGAAAGTCTAGTGAAATTGAGCCTGGCTTAACTTCGCCTGTATCTGGATTAGTTGTTGGTGGAGCAATTTCACCAGCAGCAGTTTGATCTGTTGGGATAGCAGCAGATTTATCTAATTCAGCAACTATAGGACGTGCTTGAGGTTCATCTTTTGCAGCTTCACCAACTACGGCAGTAGCGGCAGCTTGCGTTACTGGTGTTGCAATAGGAACAGCAGGATTACCTGTTTTGAGTTCAGTTTCTGCTTGCTCGAGTACTCGTGAACCTAAATTTACAAGTGGTATCGTTTTTTCTTCTCGTTCAGCAACAGCAGATGGATCATAAGATGGATTCTTTGAACGAACAACTTGATAAGAAGAAAGCTTTGTACCAACTTTGCAGAAGAAAACAGAATCTTTTACATTCCAACTGTCAAATTGACCACCAATAGCAGAACAATAGTTATCTGCTGCAGCTTTGGCTGTTGTGCCTGTAGTCTTAATTCCGTTCCTTTCAGAGAAATAATAATACTGATAGGTTGGATGGTTAGGGTCAGTTGGTAGATTATCAGTATGATATTTAATCTGATTGTTTTCAGGATCTAAAACATAATCCACACCATCAAGCAAGAGATCCATAGCTCCAATGACGGCAGCAGCTGCTAGATTTTTACCCATGAATTTTCCGACTTGTCCCGCAGTCGGAGTTACATTAGCAACACCAGTCATTGTTTTTTTTGCGCCATTAACCATGACGTCTTTAACACCATTCACAGTAACGCCAATGCCATTGGAAACGGTTGAAGCGACACGCCAACCTGATCCACCTGCTAGGGTAGATGCTTGTGTAGTTTGGGTTTGAAACATGAAAGATATAGCAACAATAAAGGCTACAGCTTTCTTGCCAAAAGATGAAGAACTGACCATAGAATCACCAACGGTATCCAATACAAAATA